CAAGCGGTTCGGGCTGGCTGAGTCCACGGTGCGCGATTTGATTTTGTATTGGACGGGAGCGTACCTATGACCAAGCGCCTAATCATCCTGGCAGGCGACTTCCAGCGCCAGCGCGCCCACCATGCGATTGACGAAGCGCCAGCAGGTTACGCGGTCGAAATCAAGCCAGCGACCCGCAGCCTAGACCAGAACGCGAAGCTGTGGCCGATGTTGCAGGACATATCCAGGCAAGTCGATTGGTACGGCCAAAAGCTGACGAAGGATGAATGGAAGGATGTGTTCTCGGCTGCGCTCAAGAAACAGAAAGCGGTTCCGGGCATTGATGGCGGGTTCGTGGTCTGCGGACAGCGCACAAGCACGATGACGAAATCCGACTTCAGCGATTTGATAGAGGTCATCTATGCGTTCGGCGCGGATAAGCGCGTGGCGTGGACTGACCCGGCGCAGGTTGAGGATATGAGGGTGGCGGCATGAAAGTTTTGATTTCGTGCGAGTACTCCGGCGCTGTCCGCGATGCCTTCATCCGGCTAGGCCATGACGCTATGTCCTGCGACATGCTGCCGACCGAGGTTCCCGGCCCACATTACCAAGGCGATGTGCGGGATGTGCTTGGCGACCGTTGGGACTTGATGATTGCTCACCCGCCATGTACGCACCTTGCCGTGTCTGGATCGCGCTGGTTCCCGGCCAAGAAAGCCAGCGGCGTGCAGGATGGGCTATGACCTTCGCCGCGATGACAGCCAAGCGCATAGGCCGCTGCCGCATCTGTGGCGAGGCATACGCCAAGAGGTCTAGCACGCAGACGGTGTGCGGTGTTCGATGCTCGCAGGAGGCTGCAAGACTCAAGCGCGAGAAGGACGCGGCCAAGCAAGCCAAGGCCGAACGCAAGGTTGACCGTGAGCGCAAGGACAAGCTGAAAACGCGGTCGGATTACATCAAAGGAGCACAAGTTGCGTTCAACAATTATGTCCGTACCCGCGACCAAGACCGTCCTTGCATATGTTGTGGAAGACCTCTTTTCACAGAGCGGGCTACCACAACGGGAGGTAGTTTCGATTGTGGACATTATCGCTCCGTGGGCAGTGCGCCCCACCTCCGGTTCGATCTTCGCAACGCTCACGGGCAACGCAAGGTTTGTAATCAATACGGATCGGGACGGGCGGTTGACTATCGAATCGGACTCATCGCCCGCCGTGGCGTTGCATTGGTCGAGGCGCTAGAAGCCGACAACGAGCCGCGCAAGCACGACATAGCCTGGCTCAAACGATTCACCGCAATCATGCGGGCGAAGTTGCGCAGGATGAAAAGGAGAGGGAAATGAATCCCGTAATCATCGGTGACGCGACTTTGTATCTTGGAGATTGCATGGACATATTGCCGACGCTTGGCAAGGTCGATGCGGTGATTACTGACCCACCGTATGGGATTGGTGCAGACGAGGCGGCAGCGTCGGCAGCCAAGCAGCGCATCGCCGCCCAAGGGAAAACAAAGGCGGGTCGGGGATGGGTTTATTACGGTGAATCATCGTGGGATCAGGAGCGCCCGGAAAAACCGATATTCGACGCAATTCTCGCAGCAGCGCCGAAGCAGATCATTTGGGGCGGCAATTACTTCACCGACCTTCTGCCGCCGACAATGCAATGGCTTGTATGGGACAAGGGGCAGCGCGGGTTTTCGCTCGCTGATTGCGAATTTGCTTGGTCGAGCCAGCAGAGGGCGGCGCGGATATTCAACTATTCCAGAGCCGAGGCGCTACGGGACGGAAAGCAGCATCCAACACAGAAGCCAGTGGCGCTAATGGCGTGGTGCATTCAACAGCTTGGTGACGTTCTGCTAATTGCCGACCCATTCATGGGTAGCGGGACAACAGGAGTTGCGGCAATCCGGCAAGGGCGGGCGTTTATCGGCATAGAACGCGAAGAGCGTTATTTCGACATAGCCTGCGCCCGCATCGAGCAAGCAGTAGGCCAAGGCAAGTTATTCGCGCCAGAGCCCGTCAAGCAAGAGCAAGGGGCGCTGATATGAAATGCGCCCATTGCATCAACCTAGACACGACCACGCACGAACGCCACGCAGCACTAGGTTTCGGCCGGTGCAAGGTCGCGCCGATAGCCACGTTCGTGAGCCTGACGCGGGACATGGAGTGCAGCAAGTTCGAGCAAGCCAGCGATTCGGTCATCGAGTCAAGGCGGGCAGATTGGAAGAAACGGAAGCAAGCGCAAACGTCCGGCGCTTAACGGGCGAATCAAAGGAAATGAAAATGGAAAACAACGCAATCGAAAAAGAAATCCAAGCCAAGGGACTGACTGCACCAAGGGTTACGCCGGCTGACATCGAGGCGAACATCGAAAGCGAGCACTACTTCACCGCATCTGATGGTGTGGCTGGCAGCGCTCCCGGCGCTCGGCCATGGTCGGTGAAAACGGGGCCGCTCTCGCTGCTGACCTTCTGCGTACTGGTCCTGCGTAACGGCTTCACCGTGACCGGTGAGTCTGCCTGCGCCAGCCCGGAGAACTTCAACGCCGAGATCGGTAACAAGATCGCACGTCAGAACGCGGTGGCGAAGATTTGGCCGCTGATGGGCTACGAACTGCGCAGCCAACTCAATCAAGTGGAAGTCTTCCCATGAAACTCAACCGCATAGAAGCCGAAATCCTCGCCTACCTGCAAGCCTCAGCCGGTCAGCGATTCGAGACGCAACAGATTGCTACCCATTTCGGCGTATCGCTCCGCAGCATACGTGGAACGCTGCATTCGCTCGAAAGCAAAGAGCGCATCCACTCGCACCAACCATCACGCGCAGCGGTGCAATGGTACGCAGAGGGCAAGCGGGACGGCAGCCCGATAGTCGAGCCGAGGGAGGTATTCAAGCGCGGGCAGGAGTTGCGGCCTGATCCGCTGTTCATTGAGCGCGTGGCTGATGCTAGAGCGCATCGGGCAGCGTTCCCGAGCAAGTTTAACTAGCCATGACACACGAAGATCGCCTATTTGCCGAACTAGCCCGCATCGGCAAGCCAAGGGACAGGGCGATGGAATGGAAGTACTACCGTGACCCAAGTCTGCACATCAAATTTGAACGCGAACAGGGAGGTCGAATGCAGCGAGACATAGACGCGACGGAAGCTGTTTTACTCAGGTGGGCAGACTGGATGCGGCGCTCGGAGGGCATATCCGAAGGATACCCGGCCAAAGCGTCGGGCAACTTCATTGCTTCCTGGCGCAAGGACAGCGAGGACGAGCAGGAAGCCGCTGACGGGTACGAGATGGGCAAGGCCAATGCAGCGGTCGATAGCCTAGTTCAAGCCCACCAGCGCATGATCTACAAGCGGTTCAACCTTGGCTACACTGTATGGCGCTTCGAGAACGAGGATGCGCTATACACTGCGGCCAAGGTGAGCTTCGGCAGGAAGTATTTTTCGCGGTGAAAATAACGCTTGCAAGGTGCGATTCTTTCATCTACTCTGGTTTCTGTCCACCTTGCACGTCTATACGAAACGTAAGCCACCCTAACCGGTGGCTTTTTGCGTTTACGTCTCAACAAACACGATATGTCGGGTTGAACCATCCGGAAATGCCGGAGAGTTATCAGGAAAGGCGATTGAGTCCAGACCGCAATGCTGGATGGGGCGATGAAGCGCGGACATTCTAGAACGTGCCGCGATAAGCCGCCGAGAAACCAGTCGCCTTCCTTGATAGCCACATTAACCGCGCATCACGCGCTGTAACGCAGCATCTATAACCGCCCCGCCTCCTTAACCGGACAGCGGGGCTTTTGCATTTCTGAGTACCTCACTCCTGCCAAGAGATGAAAAAACCACAAAAGCCACTCAAAAGCGAACGCACCAAACGCACCTATGTTGTCGGCAAAGGATGGGAGCCGTCCGAAGCCGAAAAGAAATGGAACGCCAGAGTAAAGCGCATTGATGATGTGCGCCGAGAGATTGCCAATAACAAGGATGACCGGATCGCCAGGAAGTTACGGGCAGAGGGCTACTTAGAGAAAGCATTCGCTTGGCATAAGCGCAAGTCAGAGCCAGCGAAGGACTTCTACCAGTCAGAGGCATGGCTAAAGACGCGATACGCCGCGCTGATTAAGTACGATGGCCGGTGCGCCTGTTGTGGCGCGAGTTCCGCAGATGGGATCAAACTGCACGTTGACCACATCAAGCCGAGGTCAAAGTTTCCAGAGTTGGCGACGGACTTGGGCAACATGCAGGTTCTTTGTGAATATTGCAACATATCAAAATCAAACATAGACAGCACCGATTGGCGCAAGACGCCGCTTAGTTCGCTCGACTTCAAAAGCATGGCTGGCGAGTATTCGGACACAAACCTATCCGCTTTTCTGAGCAGCCTCTAATTACTCTGGCAGGAGTATCGTCTGGCTCCGGACGCTAAATGGGCATCAAATCTCATCCCTCCCCTGGGACTTGCCCGCCCGTTCACAAGACGCGGCGGGCTTTTTTATTGCGTACCGACTTCCAGCGGCTTCTGGATGCAACCAACTTCCGCTAGACGGATGCGAAATCATGGATGAGCCAAGCAACGAGCCTAAAGTAGGCGTAAATACCGGCAACGCAGGCAAAGGCAGGCCGAAGGGCGCGAGCAACAAGGTCAACCGCGAAGTCAAGCAGATGATCCTTGACGCGCTAGAGCTTGCTGGTGGCGTTGAATACCTTGTAGACCAAGCCAAAGAGAAGCCAGTCGCATTCCTGGCGCTTGTCGGCAAAGTGCTGCCGCTGCAAATCAATGGCGCAGGCGAGGACGGCGAACACCTGCACCGCGTTGAGAAGATCGTGCGCACCGTAGTTGATCCAGCAGCATGAAGTATTGCAAGCGGTGCGAGCAGTCGAAAGATGTGGATTGCTTCGCCAAGAACGGAAAGATGGGGCGGCATCCTGTCTGCAAGCTGTGCCGCGCTGAGATTGAACGCGAACGCAGGCTGGCCGATCCAGAAGCAATAAGGGCGCTAGAGCGTGCACGTCATGCTGCGAACCCGGCCATCAAAAAGGCGGCTATTCGTCGCTATTACGAGGCCAACCGCGATGCACTTATTGCTAAGACCAAGGCAGCATCGCTATTGCGGCGCGAGGAAATAGCAGCATCAAAGGCTGTTTATCGCGCAGCAAACAAAGACCGAATCAGGGAGTGGAACGGTACTCGCCGCGCACAGCAGCGCCAGGCTATGCCAGTTTGGGCTGACCGAAAGGCTATCGCCGCGATATACAAGCAGGCTTCAGAAGCGTGGAAGCAAACCGGCATAGCGCACCACGTTGACCACATTGTTCCGCTGTCGCACAAGTATGTTTGCGGGCTTCACGTTCCAGCCAATTTGCAGGTTCTAACTGGCAAAGAGAACATGGAGAAGCGCAACAAGTTTGCCGTATGAACGAGATTGAGATCGAAACGCCGCGATGGTTTGTTCCATTGCTGGACGATGCCCGATACAAGGGCGTTTATGGTGGGCGGGGTAGCGGCAAGTCGCACGCAATGGCCGAGTACGTTGTAGAGCGATGCTTGATGGCAAAGACGGATGTGGTCTGCATCCGCGAAGTCCAGAAGTCGCTGTCCATGTCGGTTAAAAAACTGATAGAGGACAAGATCGAGTCGTTTGGTGTTGGGTCTTTGTTTGAAGTGCAGCGGGACAAGATCATTACTCCGAATGGTGGGGTGATCGTGTTCTCGGGTATGCAAAACCACACAGCCGAGTCGATCAAGTCGTTAGAGGGCTTCGACATAGCATGGGTCGAAGAAGCGCAGTCACTGAGTCAGCGAAGCCTAGACCTTCTGCGCCCAACAATCCGCAAAGAGGGCAGCGAGATACTTTTTACTTGGAACCCTAACCAAGAGACTGATCCTGTTGATCGGTTCTTGCGGGGTTCTGAGGTTTATCCTGGCTCAATCGTTGTGCAGGCGAACTACAAGGACAATCCTTGGTTGCCGGATGTTCTACGCAATGAGATGGAGTACGACAAGCGGCGCGACCCTGACAAATACGCGCATATCTGGCTTGGCAAGTACCGGCAAAACAGCAACGCAAGGGTATTCCACAACTGGACGGTCGAGGAATTTGAGCGCCCACCAGGCACGATTCACCGGCTTGGAGCAGATTGGGGCTTCAGCGTTGACCCTAGTGTGCTGGTTCGCTGCGACATAGACGGCAAGCGGCTCTACGTTGACCACGAAGCGTATATGGTTGGCTGCGAGATTGACGCGCTACCGGCGCTGTTTATGTCTGTGCCTGAAGCGGAGAAATGGCCGATTGTGGCCGACTCAGCGAGGCCGGAAACGATCAGTTACATGAGGAAGCACGGCTTCCCGAAGATTATGTCGGCGGTCAAGGGCGCAAGGTCGCTGGAAGAGGGCGTTGAGTTCCTGAAGTCGTTTGACATTGTGGTGCACCCACGCTGCACGCATCTGATCGACGAACTGACGCTGTACAGCTACAAGACCGACCCGCTAGACGAGTCGAAGATACTGCCGATCCTTGCGGATAAAGACAATCACTGTCTTGTCGCCGGAACGATGGTCGAGACGATGGCTGGCAGTAAGCCAATTGAATTAATCGAAGTGAGTGATCGCGTTTTGACCCGCAGCGGATACAAGCGCGTGACGTTTGCTGGGGTTACGGACGTTAATCGGTCAGTGGTTCGTGTTGTTACGAGCGCAGGCGAAGTTGTTTGCACGCCGGATCACAAGGTTTATACAAGCAACAAAGGCTTTATTCGCGCCGACGCTCTAAGTTATAATGATGAGGTGTTAACCCTTATCGAGAGCGCGCAATGTCAGAAACTTACGAATACAAAGGCAAGGTTTACCGACGCTATCCTGAAAGCGAGAGAAGGTCTGATCGCATCTATTTCAAGCGGTCTTTCGCTGGCGGGACGGCATGGCTTCACCGTGAAATTTGGTCGGACGCTAACGGGCAGATTCCTGCTGGGCATCACATCCATCACAAGGACGGGAACCCCGATAACAATGGCCTTGAAAACCTTGAATGCTTGTCGCCAAAGGGTCACGTTGGAGAACATGAGTGGACTCCTGAGCGCCACGCATCACAAGAGCGGCTGCTTGATCGCATCAGGCCACTCACTAAGGCTTGGCACGCAAGCGCAGAAGGCATTAAGAAGCACAGAGAAATTGGAGCGCAGGCATACAAGCAGTTTGTTCCATCGCCTAAATTGTGCGCTCAGTGTGGCGTTAGCTTCTTGCCGAAAAAACTTGGCAATGTTGATTTGTTTTGTTCAAACAAATGCAAAGCTGCGTTCCGTAGGGCGTCCGGCGTTGATGACGAGCAGCGTGAATGCAAACAGTGCGGAGCTATTTTCACCTGCAATAAATATCGCAAGCAAAAGGTTTGCTCCGGCGCTTGTTCTAACCGTTACAGAAGCAGGAACAGCTGACAAGGTTTATGACCTGACGGTAGAGGATCAGCACGAATTCTTTGCTAACGGCGTACTGGTTCACAACTGCATTGATGCGCTGCGCTATGCCTGCGAAGGTGCGCGACGGTCAATAGGTCGCAAGATCATTCCATCGACACCAAGGGCAAACACACATTCCGGCGCTACTAGCTGGATGGGCTAATCAATGGCAAAAACACCTGATCCGACCGCAGACGAGAAACTAGTCGAGGAATGTCACGACGAGTTCAAGCGTTGCGAAGATCGTGAGTCCGACGCACGCACGAAATGGCGGGCAGACCTGCGCTTTGCCAATGGCGACCCTGACAACGGTTACCAGTGGGACGAAAAGATGCGGTCGCGTCGTGAGGCTGACAATCGCCCATGCCTGACGATCAACAAGGTGAAGCAACACAACCGCCAGATCACGAACGATGCGCGGCAGAACAAGCCTAGCGTTCGCGTCTACCCAGTGGACGATGGCGCAGACCGCGAGACAGCCGACATATTCAACGGGATCATCCGGCACATTGAGGCCAATTCCAACGCTGATACGGCTTACGACACGGCTGCGGAG